GCTAATTCAATGGTTTTGATTTTAACGATATAAGATTTAGTGCTGTTTATCAGGATTTTAAAAACAAAGAACTTTAAATGTTCGATTCCTGGTGGCACCACTTCTTAAGCAATCGGAATGTAGCGCAGTTGGTAGCGCACTACGTTCGGGACGTAGGGGTCGGGCGTTCGAGTCGCCTCATTCCGACAAAATCGGGGCTAACTAACTGACTATCAGAGAGTTAACCCCGATTTTTCAATAACAGCCGGGACGAAATCGGGACGGCGGGTATAAACGGATTTGTTCTCGCAAGGCAGCGAAAACAAATAAAAAAAAATGTCTTCACTTAAGGAAATTCAAGGTTTCACTCCTCCGGTCCTACATACTGGAAATGATTGGTACATTGACTTCTATGCATTCGATCCTGCAAAAGGAGAAATGCGACGAAAGAAAATCAAACTTAACTTTATCAAGAGAGCAAACGAACGTAGAAAGTACGCAAAGGATTATATGATCCGGATATCTGAAAAACTCTCACTCGGTTGGAACCCCTGGATCGAGCAGGAGCAGGGAAACGCCTATACCTTATTCAAGGATATTATCGATAAGTATCGATCCTACATTTACAAAATGCTTCGTGATGGTCATTACCGTCCAGAAACCTTGAAATCATATTCCTCTTACCTTCATAATATGGAGATATACAACAAAGGAAGAGAAGTCCCAATTACCTACATTTACCAATTTAGCAAGGACTTTTGTGTCATGCTACTAGAAGAAGTATATATAACAAGGGATAACACCGCATTCACTCGAGACAATTATCTAGGTTTCTTAAGATCATTCTCATCGTATTGTCTGGAACGAAATTATCTCGCCAAAAATCCTACTGAAGGAATTAGTGTCATTGGCCGAAAAGGGAAAAAGAAGATCCGGACACAACTTAAGAAAGAAGAACTAGTCAAATTGACAGAATATCTCAAGGAAAAGAATCCTCATTTCCTTTTAGCAAGTTATATACTATATTACTGCTTCATCCGACCGGCCGAGATGAGTAAACTTAAACTTTCTAATATAAGCTTGGCTAGACAAACTATATTTCTTCCGGACACGATATCGAAAAATAAAAAGGATGGTACTATTACCCTACCAGCGAAAGTAATCCATTTGATGCTGGATCTCAAAATTTTTAATATGCCAAATGATTGCTTCTTATTCTCTGATGGATTCAAACCAGGAATGAAACAAAAATCAGAGAAGATGTTTAGGGATTGGTGGGCACGACATGTACGAATAGACCTAAAATTCCCGGATCGATATAAGTTTTATTCGCTCAAGGATACTGGCATTACTAACATGTTACGCCATTATGATACATTAAGTGTTCGTGATCAGGCAAGACATAGCAGTATACTCATGACCGATATCTATACTCCACATGACATCCAAGAAGCAAATGAGCTCATCAAAAATTATGACGATGCCTTTTAAAAGTCAGTGCTCCAGAGTCCTTTTGGAGCATTTTTTTAACTGCAGATACATGGATTTCAATTCTACAGTCCTACTGTCCAACAAATATTAAAACAAAACCTCATAAAGTGCCACCTGAACATTCGCAAACATCATATCTCTTTATCTCCGATTCTCTAAAAACACAATTCTAGATCATACCTCTTGCGAAAATCTTCTAAATGAAACGCCTCTACATACATAGCATGAATCTTCGTATCACGTTGAGCAATACGATCCTCTAACCAATCCACCTGTTTGCGTTCATCTTCATCTTCCATATAGTCAGCAGAAGCATCCTCCTTTCGAGCATTTGTTTTACGATTTACCCAAAAGGTTACAAGCCATGTGATTGTTGAAGTACCACCTATTGCTCCCAGTATTGCTAACCAGTCGTTTAGTTCCATTTGCTTTGTTTTTTTGATTATTGATGGTTTTGCTTATTCTTAATTATGTGCATTTATACGTTTTACCATTGTCCCTTTTTCATAGAATGTAATTTCAGTTGAATCGATAACAATAGACCTGTAATCGTCAGTACTACTTTCACCTGAGTCCCATGATCCACGCTCTAGCTCTATATAATTTGCACGTATAGTCGTTCTACCACTAACTTTCCCCTCTGCACTAAAGGCAGTCATCCTTATTTGAGGCCACGAAAAAGAACTTGGATTTCCCGAAAAATCGATGTTTGTAACACATCGATTTTTTTCGTCATACATCTTTAGCGAGTTTGATTCTGGGTCAATTATTATTCTATTTCCTTTGCTTGCACCTGATTCTACCCGCCCTTTAAACAAATATTTCTTCATTACTGGATCAAGTTCAAAAACAATCTCATTATCAACTAAAGCAAAGATTCCTGTGCGTGTAGTACCATCTGCTGCCGTGAGACAATCCTTCCCTTGCGCTATTCCGGTCAGTTTTCCGTCAGCAGATTTTGTGCCCGAAAACATCTTGGGAGTAACAATATACTCTTCACCCAATTCCGTTGCATAACCGTTCCACTTTTCAATCCACGGCAAAAGATTTGCGTCCTGACCATCCTTACCCGGCTCCCCCTTTACTCGTATAGGATCACCCCATTCACCTGAATCCGCACTTTCCGATACTTTTTGAGAAATCCAAATAACGGATTCAGTTGAATCCGTATGCCAACCATTTGTCGTACCATCCCCGACAGGTTTTTCCGGCTTTTCTTCACTGTCATGATAGGTTATATAAACCCTCATGCCATCCTTGCCGGGTTCACCGTCAGTGCCATCTGCCACCATTAGTGCCCATGCAGTCCCGTTATAGATGTAAACACGCCCGTTATCTGTATCACGATAGGCCCAATTCTTTTGAGGATTAGCGGGAGGAATTGAAGAATCTCCCTTCCATACAATATCAAGCCCGTCATTACCGTCCTGACCATCCAAACCGTCAACTGTCATAACATACCATGCACCATCTTGATAAACATAGCTTTTTTTATCGGTGATATTACGGTAATACCAACCGTTTTGGGGGTTGGAAGGATGAGAGGAAAGTTCACCCTTATATACAAGGCTGATTCCATTCTCACCCGGTTCACCTTTCAAATTCTCCTTACTCTCATTATCAAGGTTATTCCATGTTAAGGTTACACCTGAACCGAGAGTTACTTTGTTTGTGGAAGGACTATACACAATGTTTCCCTTTCCAAGATTGACTGAACCATCAGGAGACAACTCATAAATAACAGCACCTTTATCATCCACCGCTTTTACCATACCGTTGACACTGTAGAACCCTTTCAATCCATTGCCACCAGGAATATCACCTCCCATACGAACTTTAACCTTCTCGTCCCAATTCTTGCTATTGACATCGAACATCACGTCAATAGCTGGTTGCCCCGTTTCGTCGGCATGCATATAAATTGCAGACTGGCGAGCTTTATTCTGTGAATTACCAAACTGTACTAGCTCATCTCCCTGCACTGGAGGATTAAGAACATTACCGGATTCATCTTTATCAAATTCCGATAAAGGTACGTGTAAGGTTTTTGTTTCCACCTCAACCGATGATACTTCGACATGATAAAGTTTTGTCTTATCTCCTACGAATGTCTGACAGCGCACGAAGTCATGCGCTACTATGCTCACATCTTCATCCTCCAACTCAATAAGGTATTCTGTACCATCGTCAGAGATTCGAGTGGACTTAACCTTTCCGTGTCCCTGTGTGATGGCTTGCGCACCAATTATCGCTCTAACTTTGCTTATCAACATTTCAAAAACAAGCATAGTTTCACGAACTACGATTGTATCAATCTCAAGTTTCCATTTACCAGCTATGTACTCCCAAATTTTCCAACCGTGTCCGGCAAATCCGGACACAAAATCTTCCACATATTCTTTCACTCCATTTGTTAATTTCTGCCCGGTTGCTTTAACAGAACAAAGGAAGCCATAAAACTTACCGTTACTTAATATTGCCATATTTATGGTATCACAACAATGAATAATACTTATCAAATAATTCTCTTAACTTTAAAGATTCAGCTTTTGTTAAAGCAGTGCTGCCACAGCAGGCGAATTTTGCAGAGATACCAGGATTGGAGGTGAATTCAGCTCCGTTGTTCATAAACAAGATACCTGATCCATTAATAACTTCTGCCGTTCTAGGATCATACGTTCCTTCAAACGAACCTTTTGAATTGTCATAGTACCATTTTTTGTCACCTGACAACGATAAAACGGTAGCACCTGATTCAACCGTATTGTCTGGGGTTGCAGACAGTTGATTTGAAGAGATAAGCCTTAGAATATTACCGCTATCTAAGTTAGGCTGTATAGCTACTTCCCACACAGAAGTTTTATATCCACATGTCCATCTACCTAGTTCATAATCCTTGCCACATTGTGCGATGAATGAATCAGATATCGGTAAAATAGTATTCATTGTCAGAAAATGGTTCCTTGAAGAATCTGCACTCTTTATTCCATCCGTGTTAATTATAAAGTTTGCACTATTAGAAGATGGTATTACAAGTGTTTGTGCTGTGTTTACAATATTAAATTTTACTTGTTGATAGGAACTCCCTGCCAAATAATACAATTCATCCATTTTATCAAGAATACCGTTATCCTTTAATTCATTGAGCATATTCAACAACTGCGAAGTGGAAGGTCGTCCGGAAGCGGTCAGATAAGCGTTATATACTTCAACCGCACTACCAGTTGCAGAAGATGAAGCCGTAACTGCTATTGATATTGTATTTGAGATCGATGTTTCAGATACAGATGTTGCTGTAATAGTTACATTTCCTTCCGCTTTCAAAGTAACAAGGCCTGAACTGTCAACCGTCGCAATAGCTTCATTACTACTCTGCCAAGTCACACTCTTATTTGTTGCATTAGCAGGTTGCACAGTGGCGGTCAACTGAATTGTCTCGCCTATTTTCCCACTGGTACTTCCAGTTACGGATAGTGAGGTTACGGGTATTTGTGTCTGACTGACAGAACAGTTGGCGGTAAAGCTATCAACTAACGAACTATTATACATCGATGTAGCAGTAATTGTTACCGTTCCACTCTTCTTCACTGTTATATAGCCGGATGAATTGACAGTGGCAATTGTATCATCACTACTCTTCCAAGTCACACCTTTTTGAGTGGTATTAGAAGGAGTATATGATACGGACAATTGCAAATAGTCCTGTATAGTTGACGCCTTACCAACAATGTTTATGCCAGATATTTCAATCACTTCCGGAATATCACCACCGGATATAATCGTTATCTTACCCAGATTTGTTGTAAATGACAGGTCTGTTACTTGTATTGCTCTTCCCATTATTGTATCTCCTTATAAAATTTATCGTAAATATGTTCCATTTCAACAGCGATACATCTTGCAATCATACTTCCTCCAACCTCATTAAAATGAACATCGTCTGAAAAATACTGTGCGAGAACACCGGAGGCGAACGCATGACGCACATCAATCACCGGAAGGCCATACCAGCGAGCAACACGTATTATCATATCGGAATAATTATCCAGTGTCTTGCCATTATGATTCAAGGTTATGCCTTCCCCGTTGTCACTAATGTATTGCGAAGGCGTCATGTGTGAATACGCTTCATTTTTATTATGCGGAATAGTACAGATTATAATAGGTTTACTGGGATATTTCTCTATAAGTCCAGAATACAGAAAATGAAGAGCACCGCAAAAAGTATAACGTGTCCTGTCGGAAAACGTGCCAAAAGGTTCAGACCATGCCTGATTCCAATCGTTTGTACCACCCATGACCAAAACAGCATCGCAAACATTATCCATACTTGGATAGCGGACACAAAAACAGTCCGTGTTTGATTCAGCCGCAGATGCGATTCGCGTACCTGTTACACCGTAATTGTTCAGTGTGCATTGGAGCAATTTTGCTAATGGAGTGGTATACTTCCCAAACTGGGTATTACTGTCACCCAATACATTGATTGTTTTTCCTTTCCACTTAGAGCCAATATTTATCTGCAATAATGACTTAAAGTGAGTACTCAATTCAGCTGCATCGAACCCGTTAGAGTCATATCTGAAGGCTATATTACCGTTTGAATCGCAAACAAAAAAACCTTTCTCGGTAGTAGATGCGACTCCGCCGCCGGACATATTATCGACTTTCAACTTATATTCATTATCAAAATCGTTAGTCGACAGTCCTTTTCCTGCTTCGCTATTTACCTTTTTATTTAGTTCTTCGGTTATGACCTTATTTTGTACCGGATTGGTAGAAGTGGCACTAAGTGAGGAATCAACGGTTATAGTTGTACTGCTTCCGGAATTACTCCCCTCTACCAACTCATTAATCTTGTCTTTTATGCTATTCAGGTCCTGTGCTTTCAGCACCTCGCCCGATTGAAATATTTTCGTTAGCTTATCCATATCACGCTAATTTATTTACATCTAATAGACCTATATCTAATACCATTTCTAAAGTCACAGGAGGAGTAACTCCGCCAGAGATTGACGACACTGATATAAACACCCATTTACCTAATACTTTGTGAAATACAGGCATGAGCATATTATCATAATCTGTCAGAGAACTAAGTACGGGTGGAACGGCTTCCCAATTTTCCTCTTTTACAAATAAAGAACCCGGTGCGGCAGTGTCAACATCAACATTTACGTTTGTTAGTTCTCCTAATGTGTTGACTTCCCCGCTTATATTCAATTCCTCGACTAGTGAATCCTCACATTCTTCTATTAGAGATATTGAACTACCTTCAACTAATTCCGTCTTACGGACAACCAACCCAGCATTCGCTTCAATCAATCCTTCAGATACTAGTCCTTTCAAGAAAGTTATCAACTCTGCCGCTTCATCACGACTAATTTTAGATAAGAATTTATCATAAACAACACTATCTGCAATCAAATCCTCCGCTAATTTTGCCTTATCCGCATACCCCGCTTTAATTTTCTTTCCCGAAACTAATAAATACTCTGCAGCATAAGACATCAATTGCAATAAGTCAATATTATTATGTTGGTGTCCAACTCCTCCTCCCCCACCATAATCCTTCGCAATTCGTTCTGCAATAAAATCCCCCAAGGATCCTGCAGTCGTTACGTTCCAGTTTTCAGAAAAAGGGTCTTGAACAGGGAATAATGCCCCCTCGGACAGTGGTAGACGAGGGAATTCAATAAGTCGAGGGGGCACTGTAAAAGAACCAACTTCAGGCACAACAATTTCAAGTGCATCTGTTGGAGTATCTGACCTTTGCAGGTTCAGGAAAGGTTTGGCATCAGCAAATTTATAAGTAAAAGTATAGTTGCTTGGTAACTCCTTATCTGTATAAGTCACATTACTTTCTACAACAATAATTGAACGGATATAGGCTCCTGTATATAAATACTTCTTCAAAGACGGGAAAAAGTCAAGCAACCAGGTACGTTCTTTCTTATTCAAATATCCCGTATCCTTTTGAAATTTACGAGCAGTATCAACACGGTATTCAAGAGATATATCATCAATCTCCGCAATATTATGCGTATGTTCTCCAGTGAAAGCCGTAGAACCATACGCACGAAACGTATCAATACCACCAAGCGAATTCTCAAATAATACCCATTGCTCGGTTTCTGATTTCATATCTGAAGCATAATACCGCTGTACATACGACAGCCGTATCCCTTCCGCATCTTCAACCCAAACATCATAATAAGCCGGCATTTTATCACCTAGCTTTCCTACAACAGAAGCATATTGCAAAGGAATTGTATAAGCTTTCCCTTTTGTAAGGTCAGCTAATACCAAATCGCTCTGCGAAACGATTGTAGCTGACTCATCAGTAAAATAGGCATGAAGTTTTACCCTACATTCCTGAACGGCATAATACGTCAGAAATTCAGGAGAGTAATATGTGACTGGCTTTACATTCGGTTGCCAAGTCAGAAAGTTCTGAAGAAGAAAGTTGGCTGGAGTATCAGCAAGCATATCGACTCCGCAACGGATGGCAGTAAACTCCACTTCAGTAGCGGAAAGTAGTGCCTTAAAAGTAGAAACAATTGTCTTCTGCTCATATACCATTGAAGTATTATTGAATAGGAAAGACAAACGAGCATGGATGATATCCTGGATATTAATAATAACGACACCATCCGCACCCGGTTCGTAACTCCGAGCCACAATCTCTTCATCTCCCTGTAAGAGCCTAAAAGAAATTATGTCTGTAGTTCCAATGCGGAATTCCTTAATATTTCCACTTAATGATAGTGGATCAGGTTGTTGGAGAATGGTCATAGTTCTTATTTTTTGTATCAAAATTAGTAGAAGCACATAACAGAGTAAAGGACATTATTTTAAGCTAGTAAGGAGTTTTTATAGGACGAAGTTTTGCCACGACACGATGAAATGTACGTGGTCCTGTTCTATGATCCTGATAATATGCAAAAGAACGCTCATAATAGAGTTTCCCTTCAGTAACTTGCTCTTTTGTCGGGAATGGAGGATAAATTGTAGGAAGATGATCGCTGTCCCTTGCGCCATAGTTCAGTTTCACTAACTCTGCATTATATTCATCTTCAGTAATATCATAAGTTTTTTTATCTACACTCCAACAGTAAGCATTCGCCAAAGTTGGAAACCGTTGGCTTTCAGATATAGCAATTTCTACAGGTTCATATAATCGGGTAGTATAGAAGGTCGATTCAACAGGTTCATTATTCCCTCCAATATAATACTTAAGCTTATCAACAAAGAGTTCCTGTCCCTCAATGATAACCTTTCGATGAGCCGGTATGTTCATCTTTTGATGATCGGACAAGAGGATATCACCTTTAACTGGGTGCATAGAATTCCTCAATAAGTTGTCATAAGTTCGATAAAATTTCTCATAAATACCATCCGGCCCATTGTATAATAAAGAATAATCTGCAAACCTCTTGTTTTCAACTGTATAATTTCTATTTGTACCAATATTATATCCATCTCGATAATGATAGACTAAAGCCAACATTGGTACTTGTTCCTTATTAGATGCCGCTATTTCATCAGATTCATCATCATTATTTGAAGCGGCGCTTACAATCAAAGTGGAATTTAGCGACCGACCTTCTCCGATATATGGAATGCTAACTCGTGTTCGAGTGTATACAGAAGGAGAATATCCTAATATTTCTTTCGTTTCCGGCAGTATTGCGAACATAGCATCTGGACAAGTAATCTTTTTTTCTTTCAGAGTATTTTTCCCATCCAGATAAGGAATATTAGAAGAGCAGATTACTTGAACAAGTGATCCATTCTCATTATACCCTACACGGCAGTAACAGCCAGTTACAGGATTATAACAAGCATTAGGATATTTGGCCTTCAGGTCAGAAGTCGAATCAAAGGTATCATACTCATCAGAAATCACGCTTTCAGAAGAAAGGCTGACTTTCTGATATGTAGATACATCAAACTCTAACTCGGAGGTTAAACAGTTTGTAAAATCAACCTCCGCTTTCATATTAGCTATATCACTGAAAAATTCAATACTAACGGTTTTCTTGACTTCATCCGGAATAAACTCACACATGAATCTCTTTCGGAAAACATTCAATATGGTACTACACATACAATCCGGAACCAAATGAGACAGTAATATATCACCATTGACAAGTGAATCAATTGTATTATTGACAAATGCCATACTACGAAAAGGTTCTGTCACATCAAAAAAATTCTCTAATAGAGTATATCCCCAAAAAGAAAAAATACGGCGTAAAAGATAAGGAGCACGAATAAACGGACTCATATAATAACCCGGATCCAGTTTTACATTTATATCATCCACAACTTCAATACGAGGAAATGAATTATAAAAATTAAAAGTTCCTTCAACCCTTCTGTCTATAATATTGCCAGAAGCATCCATGTTCTCCATCCGATTCACATAACGCTTGTTATTATCAAAGTCAACTATAACAGGAAAAATAGTAAAATGCTCATGTTCATTAGATAACAGAGAACGACAAAAGTCAATTCCTTGCTGAACTGTACTCACTCCTGGGATTGTTTCATCTGCAAACACTTCTTGCACAGAAGCCTTTGCTGTCTGTGATAAAAACGACCCTTCATTTAAATAAAATGAAGTGGAAACTGTCTTTTTACGTTTCACTTTCAGAATAGCCTGCCGGCAAGCAGAAAAATATTCTCCGGAAGAGATTGTGGCCTGAATATCTGAAGGAAGTTTGCGCATTCCTGTGATATCAGGATACCCCAATGCTTTCTGATTCCAATCTGAATCGGGTATATCAACAGGTAATGTTTGCTCTCCCCATTCGTTGAAAAACAAGTTAGGACGTTCAACCTCCAGCTGAGTACCTGGAGCTAATTGATAAGATATTCCCGTTTTTAAATTCGTTATTTTCATTTTTTATCCTTTTGAACCAATTTGGCGACTACGATCACGAAGTTCCTGTTTCTTCTCAAATTCACTCAACGCAACAGAAGCATTTACCCCGTTCTTATTCATATCAATAATAGCATGAGCAAACTTCTCCATTAATTCAGGAGACAATGCTGCACCACTTCCGTCATTTTTTGGTGTACCGGTTACTGGAAGCGGTTGTGAAATACTTCCTCCGGAAGAAAAGCCTGCCATCTTGGATCGTATAACCTGATTCAAGTCAAGTGTACGGATAGTGCCGGCCTGTTGCGACTTGTCAATCATATCAAGAATAGGGCCAACGGTAGGATTCTCAACGGCGGCATTACTAGCCACCCACTCTTTTGACTGCCCCGCTGGTCCTTCTCCTACGATTACAGTCGGTTTGTCAATAAAGCCACGAGCATCCGGATCATAATCGGCACCGGCAAACAACTTTCCATCTTGAGCACGACGAACATCAATCTTGCCGCCATCTTCACGACCGGTTGCCACACGCTGCCCGGATCCTTTTGAAGAACCTGTTCCTCCGGAAAGAGTCATGTTTTTAATCTTATTACGTTCAGCATTTGCGGAAGCTATCTGCGCAGCACCTGTTACCCCCATGAGCGCAGCAGCTACAGCACCGGCAATTGGTCCAAGATCAGCGAAAGCCCTCATTATTGAAACAGCAGTATCAGCAATAATTTGAGAGACTTTAATCGCAAAATTAACATCGGCATATTTCTTCTGAATATCCAGTTTCTTTTGCGCTTTTTCTTTCTCTAAGCGTTCTACCTCCTCCGTATTACCTTGAGCAGCTTCAATCTCCGCATCATACTTGGCGTCCACGTTATCCATTTCAGCCTGTTGGAGTGCCTGAACAGCACCAGAAAACAAATCCGAATAATAATCAAACTGTTTTTTATAAGAATCACGCTTCAGATTCTGAACTGATTGTTCATATTCTTCCTGAGTCAGCGTTTCATTCTCAAGATGAGTTTTAAGTTGCTGCAGCTGCAAATCATATTGTTGTTGTTGATTTAGAAGTCCATATTGATTCCGGATCTGATTAATACGGTTCTCACTATCCTGCACTAACTGTTCCTTAGCTTTCAGGTAAGCAATATCCAGTTCTTGAGTATCTAGTTTTTCCTTTTCAGCAAGTTGCTTGCGTGCCTGGTAAGTTGCATCCAGTACCTTCATTTGCGCCTGCAAATCCTCCCCAACCGTAGTGAGTTTAAACTGACTTTTAAAATCTTTAGTAAGATCATTCATTTTGGTTTGGATGGCAGCACGGGCATTGGCAGCGTCCTGATCAGCTGATAAAACTGCAGCATTAGCCTGTTTTACAGCATCAGATTTCAGTTTTCCATTCTTTAGTTCAAGATCATTGACATCATTCAAATACCGCTGTTCAATCGCTAACCTTGTTTCTGCACTCGAAGAGGTTAGAGAAAGAGTTAACATCTCATATTGTTCTCGAGTAATATTCTTTGCAGCAAGTTCATTAGTAAGGAACATTCTTTGCGCAGAAGTTACCGCTTTCTCTCTCTCCAAATCCTCCTGACGCAATTTATCAACAGCATAGATCTTTTGCTTTTCCATTGCTTCTTCCGTATCGATCAGCTTAGACTTAGCATCTACAATTTGTTTTTGGTATTCAGATTTTTTGGCCGACTTTGTAGCATTAGCCTTAAATTGCTCCAGTAATTTGATCCGCTTATTATAATAGTCCAAATCAGACTTGAGGATAGCCTGATTAATATCTTCTTCCGCTTGTTGTTTTTCTCTCCCAACTAACCGGATTTGATTTATTTCCGCCTCATGATTTGACTCCTGATTCTTGAGTGTAACAGCATTCGGATCCGATTTATCTTTCTCTATTGGCGTTGTCGGAAAACGCTTATCATAGATTTCCTGTGCTATTTCCCTATATTGGTCCGCTGCATTCTTCTCATCCTTCAGCCACGCTGACAACATAGACTTATTCATGTTGTTAAATCGAGTCTGTGCTTCCAATTTCTTTTTATCAGCCTCTATTTGCTCATTAACTTTAGCTTCAATATCTTCTCCTGACCACTTCTTGGACTGCGCTTCAGCCTCTTTAAATAAATCACCAGCTTCTTTTATTTTGGCATTAAATTCATCCAGTTCCTTCTTATTCCACTTAACAAAAAACATCTCTCCGGACTTCCTATCAGTTTTCCACTTACCTCCCTTGGCAATCAGATCCTGATATTCTTTCATTGTTTTCTCTGCAGAATCCATATCAGATTGAGCTTGTTTTAGTTCCTCCCGATGCAAATATCGAAGACTAGCCTTCTCTGCTTCTAAAAATTCACGAACACGAGTTGTATTCAATGCTATCGCTACTCCGTACTTATTCCATTCCGTAGTAGCAGACGGGACAATAGATGATACCCGTTCGATCACTTGATTTAGTTCATCCTATTCATCCTTTGTTAAAGATGTCTTACCTTTCAATTCTTCATATCGAGCTGCAAGTGCAGGTAAAGTAGACTGTAATTCTACCACCTTTTCAAATTGTGTTTCAAAAGTATCGGAGAGAGGTTCAATAGCTTTAGTTAGCCCGGACATAAAATCATTAGCCCATTTCAAACCATTTTTAAAGTAGGTTTCAAGTCTTTTTCCTAGCTTATTGTAGAAATTATCCATTGTGTCACCTAAGTTGGACTCTATTCCTTGAAGTTCTTGCATCTGTGTAGACATAGAACCAGCAACACCATCCATACGACCAAGTGATAAAAGATAATTTTTAATTGCTTCTTCGGAGTTTTTCACCTCTGTGGTAACCCCCTTAAAGGTGTACTTAACTGTATCTCCACTTTTACTAGCCTTGATACCAAACTCCTTCAGTCGTTCATTCTCCCCTGTCATTGCATCCAAAATAGCCTCAATAAGCTGATCCACACTCTTACCTTGCGATGCAGACAAATCTCCAATATTAATAAGTTCTGAAGTCGTTGGTTTTATTCCTCGATTAACCAATTTAATGTAAGCCTCTGTCCATTCAGCCAAAGAGCCAGGGGTGTCTGCAGCAAGTTTCTGTAACATTTTCATTGCAGCAGCAGCCTTCTCCTGCGATTGAAGAGTATTACGAAGTACAGCTTCATACTTAGCGAACTCCTTTCGAGTAGTATATGCACTTTTTCCTATATCTTTCAGATACCCTGCCAGTTTCACTGTAATAAACGCTACTGCAACAGCTTTCAATTTCCCCATAGCTGTTTCCATCGGACCGAACTCTGACTTAATATTTTGCCCGGTTCCCTTTAATTCTGATAGCCTTTGACGAACTGACCTTAACTGATTATTCAACTTTGCATACTCTTCAGGATCCGCAGCTTCCGACATATCCTCAAGTGTCGCAGTTAACTCCTTGCCCACTTTCTTGAGTTGCCGACCGGTCATAGCATTAATATCTAAAGAGCGAGTCAGCGTGCCGATTTTTTTGTTATTATCAGTAATCTGTTTAGATAGCGATTTCGTTTCCTTCTCTAGATTTTGATATTCTTTAGTATTCTTCTTTCCTTGAGCCTCAAGTTCGATCATCGCAGTACGACGTTCTTTCTCTTCTTTCTTGAGTTCTTTGGTGGCCTTGGTTAGTTCGTGAATTTCCCGCTGGGCCTGACTGGATTCAGCAGACACAATATACTTTATTTCATCTTCTGACAAATGCTTCTTTCCCATATTACCAATTTTGAGATTGTTCGTAGATTAATGCTTGTTCTAATTGCTCACGAATCTTATTTCTAATGGCTTCATTGTAACCATAACGCAATTCAGGGAAAGTCTCATGATAAAGAACTCCCCATACAGTTCGATTATACAAAGCCAGGTTGCTCCGGATATGGCGTGATATTCGGTCGTTTCCCCGTCGATATCGAATATCAAGATAACGGAGATACGGAAAAATACGGATAAAGTACTCTTGTTTGCCTTCGGACTCCTGGATAGTGAACGGCCTACGCTGCAAGCTTGACAACAGTCTGCCTGAACGAGTATTCAGGTAAGTACGGACAACATTCTCCTGAGTCTGATAAATGAGATTGATACCTTGAGAAATAGTATCATGCACAAATCGCTGTTTGACTAAATCTTCTGAAATCATATTCGCTGTTATTTTCAGCGAATGTAGCAAGGGAAAGATAGAAGGTAAAGGACAAAAAAATCCGGAGAGGAATAGTTTCACTCTCCGGAACTTCATTATTTGCTATTTTTCAGTTCAAGCATCCACCGAAAATCACACCCTGATGCTCCGGGACGGTTTTGGAACTTAAAGCCTGCATCCGTCATAGCCTTAAAGATATCATCTTTCGATATATTGGCTTCTGGATCCAGTTTTTTTATAGACTCGTAAACTTCATCGGTCGTAAACCAGTGTGTTGTATGCCGGGCATCCCATGCAGGCTTAAAGGTTGTTTGTAAAGCAGCGATATAAACGCTGACATCCGTTATCTTATCATTTTCCATTATTAGCCTCCTTCTTATTTTCTGAATCAGTTAACGCAAAATTTAAAACTTGTACCAAATCCACAATCTCGTCACGTGAGATTGCTGAAATTACAAAATCTCCATCACAATCCACTGAAAAAACATCCACTTTCTTTCCATCAGGATAGTATGATGTTTCTTTATCTACATGAAAACGATGTCTACTCATGATTATTGCCTCCTTTCTGGCATCTCTTTGCCCGATAAACGCAATAAGCAGCCACCAATAAAAGAGGAAAGAAGATCAGGCCGAAACTAGTAAATCCAATAGCGCGGAAATACCAACGGTCAGAGATAGTGCGTACTTCACAATCAGAAGCTAAAGCACTATAATAACGACTTTGCAGATTATTAACTTGCTCTGTGAGAGCTTTGACATTGCTAGCGACATTGATGTCGGGAGCAGACACGACTGGCGTGTTGAGGGTTTGAGTTTTCATATCATTGTACTGTTTCGCATTTAGGCAGAAAAACGGCTGCCATATCCCGTGTCGCGAAACAGTACAATGATGATTGCCGAGGCAAAAACAATGTGTGGGAAAGGCAGCCGCCAATATCTTAAAACTGGGCATAAAAAAAGCCCGCAAACTTGTGAGCATTATACGATGCACATCGACAACCAATCAGGGCTGTACTGTTTCGCACTGCAAATATGAGGATAATATCTGAAAATGCAAAAGAAAAAACAAACTAATAAATATCATCTCCTATTTCTCGTTTCTTTTTAGCAGGTTTTTCCTTGGGATCTTCATCCTTTGGTCGCTCACTCTCATGATCTCCCTTTATATAAATACCAGAGTTGACATTCTCATCTCCTCTAAGTTCCCTGCTTAATAGATAGTGATAAACATTGTTCTTTGACATGGCTGAATTTTCTGTGATGACATAGGCTTGCTCAAACTTCCATCCAAATCGCGCCATGTAATTCAAAGCGTCAACCATAGAATTAAATTTGATTTCCTTGCCATCGGCATCTACCAGGAAGTTATCAGAATGTTTCGACCAGTACTTTTGTGCCTGTCCAAAATCAATCTCGATCTTTACTTTCGTACCAGTCAAGTTACCGGTTCCCACTATTTCGCAATAAGTACGGATTGGATTCCAAAGGTCTTGCGAGTAACCTTTCAATGCTGCTAACATGAACAGCATGATAAAAACGGCCTTTTTCATCTTGTGTGTTTTTTTAATTATCCTATAAAGGTAAGATTTAAAACATACATCATACAAAAAATATTGTTTGTACATACTACTTAAAAGGAAGAGGATTGCCAAAGCAAATTAGATAATGCTTTTCTATTACATCATCAGCCACCCCTTCAATAACAATAAGACGCTGATCAATTGCTAAAAGTTGAGAAAGAATATTTTTTAAATCATCTATATTAAAAAAGCAAGGTAAATAGGTTATAGAGTTCGGATAATCAGAGATCTTACCATCTATTTTCATTTGATTCACAACAAAACAATCCATCAATTCACCATCAGCAATTTTACCTGAAAGAGAAATAATCACTTTTCTATCATACAATGGTGGATAATATATAGATGTATTTGGTAAAGTTTTTAATCTCTTATTGATAAATTCAAATGAGTCAGAATATTCTTCTTGCTTTAAACAAGATTCCAAAGATCTCAAGTAATCTCCTCTACAACCACCCTTTCTATATTCATTATCATGATCAAAATAAACTTCATATAAAGCACCGTCCAGAAACGCTTTTCTTAAAATATGTTGTTCTATGTTAGATAAAAAGGAAGACAAGTTTTCAATCAAAGAAATAGCCTTAAAAGCATTACCACAAGCTGCCTGATATACATTTCTACCAAGAACAAAAAATGAGTCTAAAACTTCCTTTGTAACCGCAAAAGCCCTTGCGGATGATACACTATATAATTTATCTACTGCTAAATTTTGGATAGGCCAATTATGTGACCGCAAATCACTAATAATCGCATGTAGCTTATTCCTTTCATCTAATGTAAACTTTTTATCCGCCAATGCCTCTTGTGAATAATCATCAAACATTTCTCGTTTTGTAGTTATCTCCTGTTCTATTGCCACGGTTCCTGTTTCTATTTGAGAAATTGAAGATGCCGTGTCTATATTTTCCTCATGTGGAATTTCGCTTGAATCAACAAGCTCGGAAGTTTCTTCTAGAGAGTCCAGTTCACAATTGTCCTTATCAGCTGTTTGCGAAACAAAATATGGATCTATTTGGACCGAAACAGACAAGTTTCTATACTGCGAGGAAGAACTTTTAGACAACACTCCAACTAACTGTTGAAAATTTATTATATAAAAAGTCTCTGTACCTACCGTAGAACGAAATTCATCAACAAGACGTTCATCAGCAATTTTTATTTTATTTTGAGAATTTGATTTAATAATTCCATTTTCCTTTATTTGTTTAGGAGCATAAACAAAATCTTTTTTCATATCTCTTGTGACTAATACCACTTTCTTTATCTCCTTCTCTTTGCTATATTGTAGAATTTCTTGCCATAAGAGTAAATCACCTGCTGAATTATATTCTTTATTACTATCTTTAAATCCAGGAGGATATTTATGTTCATAACGAAAAGAATAATACATTCCAAAATTCTCCAATAGATTAACAATTTTACTATCTAAAGCTATAGCTTGAAACTTTTCTACCATCTCCTGATGTACTTGTAGTTTCACTTTCTGTATCTCCTTGTTGCCTAATGCATTCGATATAATACGTAAATTAGTTGATATAGTTTCAAGCTCTGTAAACAACAATTCTTTGTTAGCACGGTATTTGGAATTAACTAAAAGGCATTCATCCACATACATCCTCAAAAAATTCGTAATTTCTTCCAATGTTTTCGGAAGTGAGGACAACTTAGCCAACTCACCTAAATAATCTGAGGTTTTTTCTGTTAAAAAGCGATTTGAATATTCATGAATAGCCCAATTTGGCACATGGGCTCTAGTACTTAAAGAATTTAACCAATAATAAAACTCATTTCGTGCTGCAGAATTAAGCCTATACATTTGAGATATAATATTAGTGTCAAAAAATAAATGGCAATCATTTTCTGCGATCAATTGAGTCAATTGAGAATAATATTCATCTACATCGATTAGTAATTGAGGGAATCTCATAATATTGTAATTTAAAGTTATATTTATATTTTAATATGTTTCAATGTTGTTGATTTGAACAATGGAAAGAACAGATAATATGACCGTTCAATTTTATAAGGAGGTCTAAGATTCTCAAAAAAATGATAGTCATCCAATATTGCAAAATAGCCTTCATTTCCATTATTAACAATGTAGTGGACTACATTAAACAACATAGTCAATAATTCTTCATCACTCATTTGAGCTTGTATAATACCAATATACTTTTTCTTTTCGGAATCTGATAATAAACTATTTTTCACATGACAGATTAAATGATATAAATTTCTAAAATAATGCATTATATCATATTCTTCGCGAGAAACAATCATTGTTTTTTCTGCTGTAACAACTCCCCCCATTTTAAAATTGGTAACATCAGCATATATATTACAAATTTTCTCTCGTGCTTTAGCTATTTCAAGTACATAATTCAAATCATTCAAGTCTGCTTCATGCTCCTGTATTTTCATTTTTATATATGCAAACACACTATGGCATTCATGTTCATGGCCTTGGCCATCTTTGTATTTTATAGTATTATTAATACACTCCGAATGTATCTCTCGTTGGACACTAAGCAAATTGAAAAAGGTCGAATCGAACTGCATCTTATATGTGCTTACCAATTGTTCATTATTAGCCTTTGCTTGCTCTTGATATGCTCTTGATTGTTCTTTATATGTGTTATAAATGAGAAGTACAGATATAAAAGAAAACAGTGCCCCTAAACACATAGAATAATTTCCCCAATCAGAAATAGAAGAAGAAAGACCTTGAGGAGTAAATAAAGCAAGGAAAGCTACAAAAGACCCCGAAACAATAATAAAAAATAGAACTATAAATCTATATATAAATCGTTCATCTAACAATACTTCAAATAACCCATCCAGTTTTTCAAGAAGCCAACAGCGTTTATTCATAATCGTATTTATTTTATGTTACTATTTCTACATTATTTTTAGCCATACTCTTTATTATACACAACAATCAACTCCTCATGTCGTGTGCCAACCGGAACCACCCGGAATCCGATTTTACAGATTGCACAATATGAGGAGTTGAACATGTGGTGTTTACTTGGCATCAACAAAGATAGTCAAGAAAAACGAAATCTCCTAGAAATATATTCTTTTTTATTAAGCTAATGCAATAGCTGCATTATTCAATTTATCAGCAACATCTTTCAACGCATCAGATAAAATTTTCAATTCCATATCTGTAAAAGTTGCTACTTTCCCGTGCACCTCATTTCCATTAATGCGTTGATGCAGCCAAGAAGCTGATTTATCAAAATATTGCTTGGCAAATTCAGAGACAGAGATGAACGGAAGTACTTCAGATAAGATCTTTCGCACTTCAATCTGTTTTTTCATCTTTTTAGCATCATCAACCACTTGGTGAATCCGAACAAAATCTTCATCAATAGCTGCCTGCAGTTCCTGTTGGTCTTCCGGTCGTAACGAATCAAAGAAACGATCCATCTCTTGTTCCGCTTTTTCACGATCAGAACCTTTAGCCTCGAGGCATGCTGTTTTTAATCTGAAAAAATCTTCTTTTACTCCCATCTTACATAAATTTTAGATAAAACAAAATAATGAAGAAGATGAGTTCCCCACCCCGTCGAGTGGGGAACTCTTTTTCTACCGAGCAGATAACCTCTGAATCTCAAGCTTGAGATTCTCAATTTCTGCGTCGAGTACCGATTTTCTATAACCAATTCCAATGAGTCGGTTATAATTTCGGAGGTAGTAGTTAAGATTTTCAATTAACTCATCTACCCGCGCTTTTAACGCTTCTTCATCAGTCATTCAAAGAGCTCTTTTGTTTGACACCACAAAGATAAAGAAATTGTTATCACAAACAAAACTTTTGATAACAATTTCTTTATCACCCTAATTATTTAACAGTTACATACCCAAAAGCTATTAAATCTTCAATAAAATTCTCCGGAGAATCAGCACGAATAACGTTTCCTGTTTGGTCGCGATATCGGTCGGCAAAGTTGAACATATATTCCTGATCGGTACATTCAGAATCAAAACGACTACCTTCCCGAAGTTTGGTTACAAAATCTGCAGCGCAGGTGGCGGTTATTGTGCCGCCATCCTGCAATAAGTAATTTCTATTATTCATTATCTACTAAGTTTTTTCGTTCTAAGTTTAAAGTATATTTTTTGATCATCTGTCAAGAAAGGCAGATTCTGAAGCGTTGTTCCTGTTTCAACTTTCGCCTGTTGCGCAAAGGTAATCATTCGGCCTAAAAAAAGAACCCAATTACTCATCTTTGTGAAGTTCGTAGAACCGCTATGTTGGCGAAATTCTATCGTCCGGTGGCGGGCGTAAGCTTCAAGATTTATTTTATGATAGCGGTCGTTTCCAAAAGCTGCTCGAAGGTCGTCGAGCGTATTTGCCTGCAGTATTCTTCTTTCAGATATTCTGCTTAAGCTTTTGCAATATTGGTTGTCTCTGCGTGTAGCTGGCATGAAAGCGTTTATTGTGTTCTCTATATTCTTATAACTAAGTGCTAAGTTCTTCCAAGTGTTCATGTTGAAATCCGCTGCATCCATGTGGACGTGTAATCCACAAGATTCATTAACTTTTGCGTTGCAAAGATCAAGTACCCAACATACTTTTTCAAGTTCTCTCAATCCGCTTTCTCCTTCCAATATTGGGCTTACCAGTTCAAAAGTATTGTTGCCATAAAGACTTGCGTCCGTTACCAATTTCCAATGTGCGCTTGTATTATGGTTGTATCCTTCAACTGCTACGTTTATTCCGGCTTCCTGAAGTTCGTGAGCAAGGTGATCGCGAGTGCAGTTGTACGCTTCGATCTCAATTCCGAAGCGGCGGTTAAAGGTATAGTCTATTTCAGGTAAAAAAGCGGTTGTATTAGCTGCTGTAGTAAAGGTTCCAGCTTCAAGCATCTTTTTATATACGTTTTGTACAAAACCGTAATTTCCGTTTGTTACAAGATCCGCAACTTGGCGGCGGGTTAATCCTAAAAGAAGCAATTGTTGTATCTTGCTAGTCTTTGTTATGCTCTGATTTAAAATGTTGGTAATTTGCTCGTTCATAATGCTTTATCCTTTATTTTTATACTTCAAAGATAACACTATAAGCTCTAACAACGTAGCAATAACAAGTTTATTATCAGCATCTTAGCTTTGTTTAGCTTAAGCTAAAATAGGATACAAAAAAGGTCTGAAACATGAATATCCCAGACCTAATAAAATACTTCTATTAATTAGAAAACAGATATACTATCTCCATTATCCATAAGCATGGTATTACCGTAAATACATACAACTTTTGAACTACATACAGTCCACTCATAACCATCGCAAGTATATATTTTCTTTTGGTAAGTAACTTTTTGTCCCTTTTTGTAATTCTTCTTTTCAAACATGGCTTATTATCTCTTTATTATTGTACAGCTAAGATAACACTATTATGTCGAACAAGGTAGCAACTACCGACTTATTATCAACCGATTAGATTTGTTTAGCTTGAGCTAAAAAAGGATTAAAAGCAGATAGTAAAACTGACATTTAAGGGATTCAATATAGAGAATAAAAAGATAGCTTATTCAGCTCCTCCATTCAATTTATCTCTGAACACTCGAAGCTGATCAATGGTAGGATAGAATGTGGAGTTTTCCCAGTTTCGAGAGATTACCGCAATCATTGATTCAAGATATTTCCCACAATCTAAAATTGTAGAACTCTTGTTCAATTGATAACGTCCAGATGGATAAGATTTATTTTTGAGTGTTTCTTGCGCCCACATTAACAACTCCTGCACAGATTCGTGATCATAACCATTTTCCATTTATTCAAGTTTTAAAGTTATTGCATAAAAAAAGCCTCGACTTCGCTTAGCCGGGGCACATTCCACCGTCGTGGATTGGAATTTTTAAGATTCTGCAACAAAGATACTACTTATTTCTTACCTTATTCACTATCACCCTAATTATTATTAAGGAAATGATACCTATATACACTTTATCTTTATGCAAATCCCACCATGATAGTTCTACGACAGTTTCTTTTTGATTCAGCAAAACATTAACCTTATTACTTATAGTATCAAGTCGATTCGAGAGCTGCTGCAAAATAATGGACAATGTTTCATCAACTTCTGTTCGTTCCTGATCCTGCTTGGATGCGGTAGTAGTACTTTCTTTGACCGGGTACTGTTTCCCCGTTGAATCCGGAGCAGACAAGTAAACTGTTTTATTCTCAATCTTTAGATCACTCAACTTATCGGTAGTAATCTTCGTTTGCTTATTCACGTTCATCTGTAGAGACTCAATCATGTTTTGCAGGTATTGGAACGCTCCGGAATAGTCCACCTGCTTTTGCATCTCAATGTTCCGGGAAGCCTTGCAGGAACTTAACCATATTCCCGACATCAGGAGTATGATAATATAAACTAGCCGCCTCATGGTCGAACTACCGTATTACGCAAAAAAATAGGAAATTCGGAGCGTACATCGAAACAGGGGCATGCCTTGATATACTCTACCGGTTCAACCTCCCCACTGCCATCCAGATCAGGCGAAGTATCTCGATGTCCCAGCAGTTCAACAATATTATATTCCTTGCAAAGCTTCGTTACTAATTCACGCAAACTGGCTTTTTGGGCGGGAGTACGAGTATCAGCAGGTTTTCCGTTTGCATCTAATCCACCGATATAGCAGATTCCAATACTGTGCTTATTATACGAAGACTCTGAAAATCCTTTGGTATTACAATGCGCTCCGTCAATGCTCAACGGTCGTCCATTCTCTACCATTCCATCAAGGTCAATTACGAAGTTATATCCTATCTGGTTAAAACCTCTTTGTTTGTGCATCCGATCAATATCTCTTGCACGTAAATCTTGTCCAGCCTTCGTTGCTGAGCAATGGATGATAATTGCATCGATTACCTTCATTTTGAATCCTCCTCTTTTTTATTGAACAACTTATTCTCAAGCCTATTAAACCGATCTGTTATGTAGACTGAAACTCCAAATACAGCCCCTGCATATAGCAAGCACTGCGCAAAGAGCCATAATACACTATCATGTATTTCACCATGTGACATAATGAACCCTGCAATTGCCAAAGCAGAGCCTAATATAAGCATACCAATAGCACTCCCATACTGAATAGCTTCTTTTGTATCACGTTTCATTTTATCAATATTTACAAGTTATATATCCTAATATTTAGCCAATCACACACGATTAAATAGACGCTTTATATCAAATAAGTCACTACCCTCCCTATCGAACATCAATGTCCAGCCAATTGAAGCAAATTCTTTTGTTACAAACGGTCGTATTTGACATGACGAAGACAATTCCTTCAACCAAGGAGTATTCCTCTGGTCAGATGTCATGGCAACTCGTAACTGTTGCATCATGGAAAGAGTACGCCTTGATTGTATCGCTTCCTCTATCAGATCCATTTCTGCTGATTTTGCAGCAATAGTGACTGCCATTTGCACTTCATCCTGGATATTATTCTTCTGATCACGTTTAGACATGATATCACCAATTTCCACAAACAAATATGTCCCGGAAACAATACCATCAACACGTTGCTTAACAGAATCAAAACTTTGCCCAAAAATATAATAGTCTAATCCTTGGATCCGGGAATATTTAGGTAGGCTTTTTATTTCTTCTTGAATTGCAGCGTATTCAGGAAGATCACTCCTCCCCTTTGCAAAGATCTCAAGTACCTTACTATGATTCGGGAACTGAGCATAATATTTGAGAATCTCGAAAATCATATAATTTGTTTTATTAATGAAATTGGCAAACCTGTATTCTTAGCGATATCCACAACAGGCATTTCCGCACTCCCCATGCTCTGTACAGCCTCTATCAGTTTTTTACGCAAAATTGTAAGATACTTGATTAGGTTCATTTGCTCAACCGTCGAAATATCTCCTAATCCATCATTGCTTAAGTTATACAATGATTCAAGCGCACCGGTTGTTATAAGACTTTTCTTTTCACTCTCACCGGCAACTAAGATCCGGAACTGTGTCTTTGAAAACAAATAATTAACAAACGACGAGAAATTGAATGCAATACTTTGCAAGGTTTCTGAAGATAGTCTTTCAAACGACTTAGCTAATGTATGTGCAGATTCCGAATCATACGGACCAGGATGATATAAAATAGCAGCAAGCAAAGGTAACATCTCTTTATTACATCCCAACAGGGAGCGAGCCTCTATAAATTGCAAGGCTGTAAGGGAACAAGTCAGCTGATTAAAACCTGTATCGATACTATACCCAGGATACAATTTCCCCTGAATGGATACATAAGGAATTAATTGCACACAAAAGCAACTATTCAAAACGAACTTATAATCCAGTTTCGAGAGATACCTGGCAATCGGTAAATCCAATCTCTCCGGAGGCGTTTTCTTCGCTTTAATAAAATCATCTTTAGACAAATCCTGAAGAGCAGCATCCTGATCCGGATATGTAACACGGAAAATAAAGTCTACTTGTTCTCCTAACCAAGCTAAGTTTGACAAAGTATCTTCATCTTTAGCTCGAGCAAGTGATCGCGGATTCCATCCCATTGCACGGCAAACATGTTTAATCTGAAGCATACCCGGTGAAAGCTTTCCTTTTGTGACTAAGTCCATATCTCCCATAATACCTTCAAACAGTTCCGGAGTCAATTCCTCCCAGGCGTTCGGTACCGCAAACTTTTCCTGATGTACACAAAACTCAATCATGGCATTAATTGTATTTTATCTTCCGGTTGATTGAATGAAGTTTCAGTCTCAATATCAGTATCCTGTGGATCAGATAATAATAAGTCGATATCTTTAATCAAGCTATTGACCTGTTCCTGCAACTGAACAGATAAAGAAAGCAGTCTCTCCTGTTCATCCCTTCCGGATCTGCTTGCTTTTGAATCATCAAAAAGATTCCGGATAGTGGAAGGAAACTCCAAGATATCAAACCTTGTTAAGGCAACAGCTACTACCTTCTTTGCAAGCGCTCGATTAATTAATGACAAGACGGATGGTTTCTCCTTTGCACGTTCCAGGTAACCGGTTAGATTCTCCTCCAAAACTTCAATCTGTATCGGAATACAGCGAAAGAAGAAAAGATATGATAAATCAATGCAGTACAAAAGATCGAATTCTTCTGTTGTTTTTATCTGCAGTTTATCAAGCATCTTATAATACCTGGTTTTATTCCACCCTAAGTCCTCGGTACTATTCAGGAGCGCAATAAGGGAATCCATAGCATTATAATAATTCTCATAATAAGCCCTTCTTATAGCTTCCTGTTCAGACTTGTAGATATCAATATTCGCTTTACGTTTGCGAAGTACATCAAAGACTGTATCATTGGCCATCGTTAGATTAGCCAACGCAGTTCGGAGGTGATCGTATAGTTCACCTGCACCTTTTTTAATGATATTATTATATACAGGAACACTCACAATATTCGCAATTCTCTTATAAGCGGTTACTGCATGACTATTAAGTAGCGAAAGGTTTGTGTTCGAGTCAATACCAGGCACGAACTCCGCAAATCCGGAGATGTCTGTAAATAAGTCTTTCAGTATCATGATTGTTGTTTATTTAGTCGTTCATTAGGAGTTACTTCTTCTTGCCGGCTAGGTGTTTCACGATAGAAACCAAAGCGATATCCTTGCTTGTATAATTCAGGAAAGTTTATCCGAATAGCCATATTAAAAGGTTCAGAGCATATTTCATCATCCGGAGTTAGCGACATCAGGTAAATCAAATAATTATAATATACGTCAGCTCCAGACTTTGAGATGACCCCATCCTTGGATACACTAGATATAGACGAATCAAGACCAACAGAAGAAAGTAGCACTTCATCAGCACGCTTGTCATAAGTAATAAGAGCGTCAATATACTCTTTATATTTCAAATCCAAAACCTCAAACTTCCACCGTTCCTCTTCACCGGATCCGGTTTTGAAACTAAGAGTTGCATAAGCCTTTCCCTGGTTGTCCGCCCCAGAAAGATACTCACTAATATTACGGAGTTCTTGCTTGAGATACATTAGAAAATACGACTCCTTATAGGTAGTCCCGATATCAATCCCATTATAAGTTAACAATGACTCATTCTTTCTTTTCCGCTCTTGATTTTCATTGCATATTTTCGTTATCTGTGCACGTTTTGATTCTGCCCATGCATTCGGGATGATAATATGAATTTTAGCAGCTAACGAATTTCTTAAGAAAGAGTTTATGTAATTAGCCGTATCGTTTGAGCCCTTGATATAAGCTTTTGTCCCTTCATGAGTTTCATTTACACCATAGAATTCACTAACCGATTTTTCTCGATGATGGGATATTGCAGCCCATTTAATGTTACGAATATCACTAAGCACCAAACGTGGATAAAACAAATATTTAGAAACCCCATAACTCCAACGTCCAACGGCAATATGAGTGAAGTCCTTATAATTGATCAGTTCTGTGACAACATCCCTTTTTTGTGTGGCCAACCGACACCGTCTATTCTCCATCAACTCAAGACCGGCTACTGGTAATTGCTCTCCGATACGGTTACCAAGCGTCATGCGCCATTTCACAAAGTAATCACGAAAGTAATAGTAGTTCTTTATATTTCCCTTAGCCACCTCTTTATAATCAGACTCTAAACCACGATCCTTCCAAGATTCTAACCAAGTAGTTATTTCGGGACAGTCCGTCCATTCTTTAACAAGCTTCCCGTTCTTTATGCTCTTAATGTATATAGCCGGCCCGAGGCCGTACAGCATGTTAACTTGTTTTGTTATCAACCGAGGCAATAAACGATTCTTCTTGATATCGCTCTCCACTTCTTCGCACTTCATGTTATTCGCTCCACGTGAACATACGTTGAACCCTCCAATTGATTGCCAATTGTAGTCTGCAGGAAGAACAGTATTTGAATTAACGAAGCCCGGATCCTTTAACCCCGCTGCAGGATTCGTTCCTAACTGAAAGGAAATGGTGCTTCCGGTATCCACATAGCAACCATAATTTCCCAACATCTCTAAACTATCACTCATAACCAGTCTATTTTATGCAATTTATATCCATCTTGAGGAAATCCCATGTAACGAATAAGTATGCGATAACACATCTTTGGGTCACCATTCCCATCATTAAAGAGGAAGAAGTTCTCACTATCAATGCTGAATCGTTCTTCCGGAAGTTGTGTCCGGAAAGTACAACCCTCCCTCACAACCAACTTCTCGGAAGACTCCCCTTTCTGCCTGGAGTAAGGGAAGAAAGCAATGGTAAAGCAGCCGTTTGGCAACTTAGACAACTCCTTTGCCCATTGCAGTGCGCCTATGCCTGTCATCGTCGTTTCCATGCCCGAAATTATCGTTTTTACCCCCCTCCTGAAAGGACGCTCCCAGGGGGCTGTCATATTTCCTGACAAATGCATTTTTTTGCACCTCAAACCGCTTTTTCAGCGGGGCGTGGAGAATTTCGCCTCTCGATTTTTCTTATTTTTGTTTTCAAAATGTCTTTTGGCTGATAACCCGCATTTTAGATACCAAAGCAATGTCAAACACATAGTATTATACAAAATTCGGAACTTACTATATCACTCTAACAAATACATTATACTACTAAATTTTCGGGCAAATCATCCGGTATGTTCCTTAATTCACTTTGTATTCTGTCACCATATAGCCCGAAAAGCAAGTAAATAAGTGCAGAAGGAAGCTGTGTTGTTAGTCCTGCCTGGTGCTTTAACGGTACTTTAACTTCGGAGGACTTATCTAGCTCAATACGCCCGTCTGTTTTCTTAAGTGGAGATAAAGGAATAGCACTACAAAGGTTCGGGCACTCGTTCTCATCTATCCGGCATACAGGTAATGAGTTACTTTGTTCACCAAACAAGAGCAATAAAAGTTTAAATTGCTGCCAGTGGTAAATAGTAGACTGTCCTTCGTTCATGAGTTCAACTGAAAATCCGTAACTCTCTAATTCTCTTTTCAATATACGAGCATCAGAAGTTATTTTTTCGAGGTCCTCCCGGCGTTTATTGGCCGCCCGGTCGTGATAAAGCACAATCTGTTTATTAATTGCGTCAGTTCCGAAAAACTCAAAGATTTGCTTTGCCAGTTCCGGCTGTTCTGCCGGATAGTAGCAAGTGAATTCTTTTAGAACCCGGAGTTCATGACCATAATCTTTCTCTTGAGCAGCAACAACGCTGGAAAAGTGTCCGGGGTCGTAACCTAGAAGAATCCGTTCACGTTTATCATAGTACTTCAGATATCTGGAGGTTAAAACAAAGTGTTCACGCAAATCTAACTTCAAAATTGATTCATAGCGATATCCATCAGAGAATTGATGTTTGTCTTTTCGATAGTTTGCGAAGAATTTATTAACGACTTCCTTCTTCCGGATTGCACAAATAGAAGTCAGGAACTCATCAATGTCAAGTGATTCTAACTGGGTACGGAAAAACTTAGGCCCAAGTATGTCTTTATTAGCGAAAGAAGAAGCACGGATATAATAACTCGCATTTCTACGCATATCCGCAAGGCGTGGCTTCCAAGTTGCTACAACACGTTTCGCTTTTTCTGTTTCCAAACGTAGGGCTTCAATGATAACAGGATTCTTTTCCTCTCTCAACCGGTGATTGTTCCGATATATTTTATATAAAGCAGCATGTAAATATAAAGCAGCGGACGCAATCTCATCAATAAGCTCCTGATTGACGTTATTCTCATATTCTTCATACCAATTATCTTCTCCTAAATCCAAGCGGGCCGTATCCGACACACCTGTTATTCCCTGATAATAAGGAGACATTCGAATAGAAGCCAAAGAACCACGTAAAGACGGGAACAAACGAGTCTTTAACTTCTCGCCTTTATTGTGTTTCATTTCCTCAACAAAGGCATGAACACCTGATCGGCCGGCTACGGATTCCGGCTGATCAGAACTCACCATCTGAAGATGATGACCATCACGAAATAAGATACTATGCTTTGGATAAGCAATCGGATATCGAGGTTTTCTGAAGTGAGACGGTATTTTTGATTCACCTACAATATAGTCAATACCATATTCAAGCATGGAACGCCGTCCATCACCAACTGGTTTGGAAAAATACGCCTGAATATTAGGCCAAACATTTGTCATGAGTGCTACGTATGTTTTATGAACCAAGAACGAAAGTTCCCCAGGCATATCGTTTGCTACTCGAATAATACGTGGCCCCATAACCCCTTCCGTCTTACCTGTCGCACGGCCGGCTTCGACAATAAGTACATTTGAATCAATGGCATTCGCTCTAATCTGCATTACATTCTGATAACATTCTTCAAAAGTTGCAGTCAAGTCAAAAGTCGTAGAACTTGCACTAAGCGATTGCGATGATTGTGAATAAAGTTCTATTCCCATATTACTCTCCAGTTTCTTCAGGTTCTACTATTTCAGCCTCCTGAATATCAGCATCACGTAACAAACGTTTCTTATCCGCTTTTTCAATAGGAAGAGAATCAATAAGGTTGATATAAAACCCTTCATTGTTTTTGCGAGCTATTTCTTTTATTGATTTCTTTTGGAAACCAAGCTCTTCCGGAGTGAGGTTCGGAGAGATCAGGAATACGATGCCAAGATCGCGGTCTGCTTCCGCTATTTCTGAAGCTCTACGCCGGCACTCTAAGGCTGCGTTGTAACATTTCTCCTGTGTCTTGTAATCTCCTCTTACAGCGCATAATTTCGCTAAATCTTCGTATTTGTCTGCGTAATTAGATTCCCATACCTTGATAGATACATTGTTATCGATATTAAAGTAGTTTATAGCGGCATAGATACGGGCCTTACAGGTCCGTTCATCAATATTAATCTGCTGCGAAGCATTAATCCTCTGCCGTAACAGCTTGGCAGCACGAGTAATATTCCTCTCATACTCAAATATCTCTGCAGCCCATTGCAACTGCTTTAAAAATAGCCGAATCTCCTCCGGAATTCCTGAACAACATCCAGTTGTCAGAAACTCCGAAATTAGATCCGGATGTATTTTATCAAGGTGGTCTAATTGTGTCATACTCCAAACAATTGTTTTCGTAGGTCTAGTTCAACACGTAAATTTTTACGTTCTTCCAGGGTATTAATAGCATCAATATCTCCAGCTTCTGCCTTTTTCGCCAGTTCCGCATCAATATTGTATTCTCCTAGAGCACGTCCATTGTTGTATGCATCATAATATACATCTCCAGTAAGAGTGATCCGGACAATCAACGCTAACTTCTCCTTCCCACGAAGTCCAAGAAGGTTACAGATGCGTTGCGGTGTGTATCCAAGTGCGCCAAATGTGCGCACCTGGGATACATATTCTTCACCGATTTGAGTGATCTGATCTACATCAGAGGTAGGTGTCAGCTCGTTTTTCATACAATAAGTTTTAGAGTTTCTTCTGCAGTCATCAATTCCTCACCACGGATCAACCGGATTACCTGCTCTGGGAACATTGCCCGATATCGGGATACAGTTGCAGATACATAGCGTGGATCTATTTCTATCGCATGACAAATTCGATCCGTCTGTTGGCAAGCCATAAGTGTAGAACCGGATCCGGAGAAAAAGTCTACTACAATTTGTCCGGGTGCACTAGAATTACATATAGGATATGCCATTAGTGCAATTGGTTTCATAGTGGGATGGATGGCGTTGCGTTGTGGCTTATCGAAGTTCCAAACTGTTGTCTGTTTGCGATCCGAGTTCCAAAAGTGACCGGCTCCGGGTTTCCAGCCATAAAGACAAGGCTCATGCTGCCATTGATAGTCTTGTCGTCCCATGACCATTGAGTTTTTTACCCAAACGCAACATTGTGCTATTTTAAATCCAACTTTCCGGAGAGATGCACGAAAGTTCTCCCCCTCACTATCCGCATGAAATACATAATAAGAACCACCCGGTTTCAAGACTGAAAACATGACAGTAAAGACTTGGCGAAGGAAAGTGGCGAACAGATCGTTTTCCATCGAATCATTCTGAATAGTAAGTTCATCTTCTGTCGCTCCTTGATATGCAACATTATATGGAGGATCCGTTACGAGCAAGTCAGCATATTGACCATTCATTACTGCAGATACATCCGCTTTGGAACGACAATCCCCACACATCAGCCGATTATTGCCTAGTAGCCATATATCACCAGGCTGGGCAAAAACAGAACCAGGAGAATCTTCTTCATCTGAAGGAATAGAAAACTCAATGTTATCTTCCTGAATGCCTTCTGATTCATGTTCATGGGTAAACAAAGGAGTCGCAATAGAATAATCGACAGCTTTCACCTCATAACCGAGGTTAAAACGTTCCATCGTATCGGTATCTATATTGTACTTTTTAAAAAGTAATGTATCAGGATTCTTTGTGGCAAACTCCGAATTATATGCTGCTATCTCTTCAACAGCTTCTTTCTTATCTGCAGCAAAAATAGGCTCATAAGGAATTTCAGGAATTATAAACCCCGACTTTCGTAATGCAAGCAATGCTTTACGTCGTTGATGGGCATCGATGATCCACAGCTTTCCATCCGGATCCTTCCAGGCCTTAAATGCATACTTGAAACCACGGGTAATAATAAGCATCTGTAGTTTCGATAATTTATCAGGATCCGATTTCTTAAAATCCTCCTGAAGCTCTAAGAACGAATCCAGCGGGGCAGTCGGTAGGCCACCCAAATTAAATACTTCTATTAGCTTTTCCATAATCTACTTTGATTCTTCGAGAATTGATTTAAATAAGGCTTCTCGGTCACGAAACCGACGAAGGTGTTCTTTATCTTGCGACCGTTTATCTTTGCGTTCAGGCCGTTTTAGAAAGGATTCGTATCTGCGAATGTTATCGGAACAGTTCTTATACCGGCGAAGGAACTCCAAGGGGTCGGACGCCCGTAAACGTTCCAATTCAGCTCTCTCCGACCGATGAACAATAAGCGGATGCTTATACCGAAACATTCCAGTGTCGTTGTACGTTTGCAGCTCGGAGAATGCTAGTAAGTTACGGATCCGGAGTTCAGCCATATCAACGACTGCACGCCTTGTCGGTTTCTTATCCAGCAATTCATCGAGCTGCTTCATCTTTTTCCAAGTCACCACACGATCATTATACAGTATCGTAGCTATTTGGACGTTTTCGTCTTCGAGTTTTTCCCAGTCGATTTGCGGGTACTCTTCGTGCTTTTGCTTTTTGGAGCTACCTTGGTAGGTTCTTTTTTTTTCTCTTCTTCCAAGGCTTGCTCTGCCTGTTCCGCACGGTCTTCGGCTTCAACTCTTGCTTCCTGTTCCGTTTCAAGCTCTTCTTTCAGTTCCTGGTTCTCTTGCTCTAAAACTTCTGTTTGTTCTTCCGCTTGAGATGCACGTTCCTCTGCCTCTTGTTTTTCTTGCTCACGAAGTTCCGCTTCAGCCTGTTTTTCGTAAATCTCGGCATCGATTTCAAAAGAGTTCTTTTCTTCCTGTACAGAAGTTCCCTCTGTTCCTGGCTGATTTCCCAAACAAGTTGCTGTGTTTCCGCCTGATTGAATCTCTGCTCCAGCACGTGTTCCACCGGTATCAAGTATATTTTCCGCTCCAGTTTCTTCTTTAGCTTTTTCTATTTCACGACGATTTATCCGGATGGCTTCCTTTGACTTTAAGTCTAGCAATGTATAAAGGATGTCATCTGCATAACGTTGCGGGTTACGGGCAAACATCTTGAGTTTAGGATGTGCCGGAGCAGTTTCCTGAAGCAGACTTAAATCTGCTTCAGCTACCGCTGTATTACGTAACTCATTAAAATATTTCGTTTTCTCTTTAAATCCGTACATAACTTACGCTGTTTGAATTCTACTTCCAGAAACCTCAATAAGAGTGGCAGGGTCCAAGACTCGGAATGTAATAGAAGAACCGGCCTTTGCAGTCCATGTTGCTCCATCTTCCAAGATAAACGTCGTTCCATCCGCAATTGTAGCTGCCTTATCTGTTCCGCTACCGGTCAAGGTAATATATCGACCTTTATCATTATTTGTCAAACCTGATACTGTCTCAATGACATAAGTGGCAGCTGTTCCATTTGGTATCTCATAAGAGTTGCTTGTAGGTTTAATAGCCAGCTCTTTAGTCCCCGCTGCATGTACCTCTGCTGGAGCTTTTACAATATCACCAACATATTTATGATACTGTGTCACAGAAGTACGTTCAAAAGTGAAGGTTATATAACGGCCATCTTTGTCATTTTTTGCTTCATAAGTTTTCAATACCATAGGTCTATCATATTCTCCTAAGATATACCATTGATCTTCGCCAATCTCCTTAAATAAAATCACAAACTTACCGCCGGCATGTTCTTCTGTAAAGTTCAGAAGCTGATCCCTCATACCGCCCATGATTGCTACAAATTGGTTCGTACCAGAAGTCGTTATATCTCCTTTCTCCCCATTGCCCACATAAGTCGGAATATCATGTGCCTCAAAATATTGCATATATTGTCCCGAGAGCATTGGTATTGTCGCGACCTCTCGATTAGCATTAGGCTTAGGAAATTTCACATTCGAATTGATTTGATGAACATCAATCAAATAAATCTTATAAGCTATATTCGAGCCATGAGTTACTTTATCAGAAACGTCATCTATGCTACCAATGGCCATCATAGAAGCCAAAGATGTTCCAGAGAATCCTGTCATGCAAAACATTGAATGATCAGGATCCAGGAACATACCAACAACAAAAACAATGGCAAAAAGAAGTGCAAGAGATAAAAAGAGCTTTACCTGCATTTTACGTGCATATTGATTCCCTTTTTTATAAGGGTTACTAACTTTTTTAGCTTTCATAAAAATTAATTTTGTAATTAAGAAAAAAGGGTGGGCAGAACTCCCACCCCTGAAAACAAACACCTATAAAAAACTGAAAACAACTATCTTACGCCAGGAAGATTTGGTTGCAAAACTGCATTGACAGTACGAATTCCTCCTACACACCGTTCAAGTTCGCGGAAATTACCGTCTTTATTCAAAAGAACAAGGATGTAATCCCCCTCTTTTGTCGGAGTATAGTTTGCTGTGATATCGGCAAACTTTCCGGACTTCGAGATAGTAGAAGCGTTAGTTTTAGATCCACATTCAATAAGATACCCAATACCTGCTTTCGCATTTTTAATATCAGTGATTGCAGTTGCTTTTGTGTTCTCTGAAGTAACCTGCCAGAAACCTTTTTTCGCATCAATAACAGTCGCATCAACTGCCACATCGACAGAAGGTTTATTCATGAATATCTGCTGCCATTCATAGTTATTTTCAACGAGTTCTTCGTGCGTTTTGAAACGACGACCTAAGAAAGCAGCTGCAGTACCTTCTTTCCAAGTTGACCAGCACTTTACCATCTCCATATCATCCTTAGCTTTAAAGGCCATCATTTCTCCCGGAATATATTCTAAGAACTGGATATTCCCCGGTATATCGAGGAACATCAAGCAACTTTGCCCCAGATAAGGAAGCCATTTGATATGAAGTGTCGTATCAGGAACAACATTCAAATAGCTATCAGGACCGGTAAAATCAAGATCTTTGCCATACCGTGCCCGACAACCTTCTTTCCACCAAGTCTGATGCAAATTATTAAGGTAAATAACATGCTGATCCAGATCCATGTCCTCTGTACATTTTTCAATAATATCAGCAACAAACTCCTTAACTGCATCCACCATATTCTCTTTAGTGTAAGAGCGATAAGTTACATCATCATGCAAGAGAATCTTATTCTCGTGATAATAACGAATCAGCGTATAAATGAGTCCCGTGGCAGCATTCAGGAAATGAGATGGAACACCTTTTTCCGGAGTGGCGTAGATTCCACGAATTCGACGCTTGTTTTGTTCAACTTGGGCTGTTTCCAGAGTATTGACAATACAATATTCAATCAAAGACCACTTGATCGGATCAGAGCCTTCTTTATTGAGGTAACCAATATACATTCGTTCCAACTTCTTCATTGGTCCAAACTTCATTTTGATCATTGCATCATCAACATGCCCCATTTCGTTTTCAAGCTTCATGCCGCCTTTCCAAACTTCACCTTCTTGCCATCCTTGAGATACTTCATCAAAGAAAGTATTGAAAACTAAGTCATGATCTTGAATACCATAACGAATCGGAAAGAACTGAGTTAAATCACGTGCTTTCAGTACATGTGCAATTAATGCATCTTGACGACGAATTACATATTGATCACCGACTTTCGCATCACCAACACCTGCAAAATCTGTAGAAAACTCGCCAGCAGCCAATTTCACGGGATCAAGCAAATGATTCTTATTCAGATATTCATAACGTTTGGCAAGGGATTTAGAGAAAACCGATACTTCTTGAAAGAAAGCCTTCTCCTCACCTTCTTCGATATCAGTAGAAGAGTAATTCGGATTTTCGGCTATCTTATTCCAACGTTTCGACATATCAAACATAGGAGTTTCAATACCAAACAGGTATTTGGCAGTAGTGCCAGGTCCATTGATTCTCATTGTAGTAGGAGTTGTAACAACAGCAGCTGCAGCATCTTCTGCTGTTTGCTCTGTCATTGTTTTCACTAGCTTTTGTAATTCACCATTTTGCTTTGCAACGTTCTTAGCTAATTCAAGAATACCTTCTGGAGTAGCTTCCGATTGAGTTACCGGACTTTCCTCTGAATTAGCAGTCCCTTCAGTCTTTTCCGTAGAAGGTACAATACCTGCCAGTAACGCTTGCAACTGGTTCATTTCTTCCTGAGACATTGGCTGCCTAGAGTCAGCATCCATGTCCTCTCTAAGAGTTGCTTGAAACTCTTTCTGATAACGGGTAGCAATCGCTGTAATGTCCTCAGATGCAAGTTGTTTATCTGCCGCTTTCTGGGATAAATCCAAAAGCTGTAAGACCTTTCGAAGTTTTTCTCTAAAATTCATAATTAATTAATTGTTAAATTAGACATACTGATTTATTTTATTTCGGAGGGAAATGCTATCCAAGTATTCCTGTCCACGTGAATTTGCGTGGGCAATAGCTTCAGGAAGAGTCATCACAGAATCAATTAACCCTTTATCAATCGAATGTTGAGCATCAAATGTTTCACCTAGGAATACCGGATCATCTTCAGGGAGATTGGCAAGTTTAGGACGAGATGATTTTACTTCATTTAAAAATTGAACGGTAAGTGGATCAAGAACTTCTTTAATATATTGTTCCGGATGCCCAGCACGTAAATCTTCAAATTTCTTATTCTTGAGTGGAGATAGACTCGATTTCTCTTGAATTAGTTTTATTCCTAACTTCTCATAGTAAGCAGAAAAGTCATAAAAGCTGATCATAGTACCAATACAACCGATTTGATCATTCTTCGTCAGCGCATGTATTCCATTCGCACTATGACAAGCAATATAGTAACCGGCAGAAGCACAATACTGCTCAACTAAGACTTCTACAGGTTTCTTTAGTGAGTGCATTGTGTCCGACAACCGGTCTAAATACCAAGCTTCACCACCACCGGAGTTAATATGAAGGAAATGCACAGATATTGAAGGGTTACTCTCTGCAGCAATCAAATCCCTCTCAAATTGCTTTGAAGAGAAATACCAGGATGAATTAGATGTAATTGTACCCCAAATACGATGATAAGCAATTGAGCCTTCAGGCAGTTCCTCGGATGAGAAATCATTAGTCAGGCTTACACTCTTAAGTTCTGCAGTACATGCTATTTCTCTTTTAAGTTTAGCCACCGCCTTATCTACCTGGTCTTTATAAGTCGGCGGATCCGATAAAAAGAAAAAAGCCCCTGGTACTGGGTTCTTTTGATCCAGAAGTGGAAAACATTCCATCATGGCAGCAGCATAAGCTTCTGCCGTGATGAAGAGTTTAGATGTAATAAGTAAGTTACGAAGAAATGTCCTATTCATTGTAGCGCATCTTTTCAGCGAAGATAGTTCGTCGAAAGAAGGCTATGAAGGACTGTTTATACATGCAAAAATGGCGACTGGAGCATTTTACTGGAAATTTTCAAGGTTGCAGTGTTCAAGTTTGCGGAAATTGAAACCAAAGCTGGAATGTCATCCGTACCTATTGCAATATTCTTTTCTGAAGAATCACACAAATAAACAATAACGGACCTAGCAGTGGAAAATTCCCGAAGAGTATCTACATCCGGAGTTTCAATCGTAATGTCTTTACTACAATCGAACAATTTGCCTGATACCGAATCTGTAATAGAAGGAGTAAAAGAAAAAGGATCAGCAAGAAAACGATATTCTTCTTTTTTCATTTTTCCTGTAGGTTTCACCCTCAAAGTAATAGTTAACTCTCTCATAATCTTATAATTATTTAGTATTCAACAAGTTCGCCATACAGCGGACGTTTTTTCGCCATTTGGGGACAAAAATGATAGTTCGGTCGGTCATTTTTTACCCATTTTTTAACCTCTTTTTATATTCTCGACGTGTTTTCCTCTTGCGTATATTTTCTCTCCACCTATAGAAATTTTTTAAAAGAGCATCTTCAGAAATAGAATCAATGCAATACGAGCACATGAAATGATGCACAACATCTAGGTTCTTTAAAAGATGTCCATTCATATCATTTTCATCCATCGCAGCATGAAGTTCACGGTTAAACATCCGCCGTACTTCTTTCTCTATCAATCGTACAGAGTTAGGAGAAAGGAAATTGTAAACTTTAGGATCCTTTCCGATTCTTCTTTCAGGAAGGATAAACGCCAAATTACCATTATCAACAGGAGATTGATTTTTTTGTCGTTTAGCCATCAATGTCCATATTGTATGGTAAAGGTCTGTATTGTCTGGAATTCTGAATGCTTCTTCAGAACCATTATTATACTTTCCACGTAAGTATTCAGCCAAATATGGCTCAATATTAATACTAGTCGTAATCATAGTCTTTTCAGTTAAAGGATATTTTTGAAATACTTTTATTTATTTTTGCTTCCAACTGTCCAACCGTCCAACACGCCCTATTACATAATAAATAGTTATCTAATTATCAACCATTTAGTATTAGAAGAATAACATTGATTGACTGTTGGACAACGTCCTACACATCCAACATAAGGTTTTTAAGTGGCATTTTGTTGGACAGGTCATTTTTTATTCTGTTGGAATGTAGAAAACTGTAAATCCAACACGTCCAACAACGTCCAACCAAACAACAGCAATGTTGGATATATATATACTACTTTAATAAGATATATACTACTATACTACAGGCATTTACATTTTAAAAAGTTTTTGGCTGTTGGACTGTTGGACTGTTGGACGCCATGTTTTGAAAATTATCTTTTCAAAATTACACTCTCTTTGCTTTGTATTTCTTTAAATTTAGGGGGTCCGGGGGATTGGAGATGATATTCATAAATGATAGGGTTGAATACAATTTGAAATGTCCGCTTTATTATAAAAAGAATACTCCTCGACCGGCGGAGCTGGCAGAGGAGTATAAGGCAGAAAATACATCGAACTAAAATGGTAAGGGCTGCTTATTATCGTCAGCAGATTCAGCAAGGAGTTCACTACCAGAACGTCGCAAATCAATATCATACAAATTTTGGAATATTTCATAGTTTAAAGCAATGCAGCTTGAATTAGTAAATCTCTTTTCCACTTTCCGGACCATAGTATTATCAACTGTTACAGTATCATTAGTATTACCGTCCTCATATCCTCCTCTAGGAACCTCTACAACTTCATGCCAATTGAATCGCCGTGCATGCACACACCCTATATAACTCGGATGAGATCTAAGATTCTGCTCAATGGTAGATTGAGTTGAATCCTCGTTGTTATAAGAGCTCCGAGCGAACTGTGTATAAATAGCACTCAAGCGCAAGAATAAGATTTTGGTTCCTGCAGGAAATGCAATTTCCTTCTTCTCTCCTCCAGGAGTCTTAATAGTTATTTTATCAGGTGTATCAATGGTGAAATCTCGATTCTCAATAATTGCCTTGGTATCAATCATTACATCCATTGCTTTAAAGAAAGTAGCAAGCTTATCAGTCTTACTAATCAGTTCAACCTGGAACTTTATCTTGGCACAAGCTATCTTAAAAAACTCTTTGTAGGAAAAAGGCAGATTCATCTTAGTATGACTTTCGACTAGTTTACATGTTGCTAAAAAGAGAGATGCTGTTTTCATCAGACGATCTATCTCACCAGAATTGTTCAGTTCGGTTTTCAATTCATCATAGGCTTGCTGCTTGAGCGTCCTGAAATGGTCCATGACTAATGGCCTAAGCTTTAATATCTCTAGAAGCACATTCGAAAGTCCTATCTTGTTAGGGTCCTCAATATCCTTGAGTTGATTAAACAGATCAACCTCCTCTTGAGTACGATTCTTTGGCTTAGGGACCTCACATACTATAATACGAGACATTAGTGCATTATCATCTCTTTGCGGCGTTTCCTGCCCGCACAGAATCACAGGAGCATATACTTTATCATTTTCAATTTCTTTCCCTGACGTGCCTTTCCTTTTTTGCCGACCATCACCATCATAAACAATCCCCTTCAATGCCTGAAACTTAGCATCGGATATATCTTTGTTATTATACTCATCCAAAACCACCGGAACATCTCTGAAAGTACTCATCAAAGTAGACATCGCAGCATCTGTACCAATATTTAGATTAAAAATGGGCACTTTCGGAGATATGAATAAAGAGCGAATGGAAATTGCTATTTGCGTTTTTCCTGAAGACATAGGTCCCATAAAGAAAGGAGCTGTAAACAAACGATCGATACAGTGTATATTGCTACGAAATGCGCACATTATAGCAAAGAGAATGCCCCATTTACCATTATCATTGATTTTATACACCTGATCCATTAAAGAGGCCCATTTTTCAAAACTACATTGTTTCTCGGCCGGAATATCTTTATAAACTAACTGGGAAATAAGCTCATATTTATCAGACTGACGTCCGGATCCAGCGTATATGGTAGAAAATGCAGGAAGGTAATAGTTCTTCTTATTATGTGTCACTACACCAAGCTCATTGACAGGTTCAAAGCGTGGCTGTTCATCTACGACATGGAATATCCCATTTGAAAAAGCGAAAAACATATTGTCTTCCCGGCGTGAAGCCCCATCGACTTGTTGATTTCCATAGGTTAGGATTTCTGAACAGGTGATAAAGTGCCGGGACATATATTCTCGTATCTTAGTCCAGTGTTTTTCTTCTCCGGATGTGAAGTTTACAGCCTCCAGTTGAATCAGTTCTTCTTCAATGGTCGCTTTCTTTAGCAGTGCCCTAGACGGAACCTCAATATAAAGTGGAGTCTTATAGTATCTCCGATTTATTTTAAGGACTCGTTTATTGGCCTCCTTATCATCCGAATAAATATGGAGTAAAGGAGTCATGAAGAAATCAGCTATTTGTTGATGCCCACCTTTCTCTTGCCGGAACATATAACATACAGGCTCTCCATCTTTGTTCAACTTTGGATAGAACCCACATTGACGATACATTTCATTGTATTCGGAATTTTCGTCTACATACCCAGGCAGTTCATTCGGATCGTAATCTTCATCATCGTCATCTGTACGTTGGGCATTGATGGCCATGCGGGACTTTCGTTTTGCCAAATAGGGCTTTAATATTTCATTAAAGTCAGTCTTACTAAGCGACAGATTATCATAGAAATATTTAGCATTAACCACTCGGACAGAATCTTCAGCATAACTGATCAGGTCAGCGCAACGTTCAATAAAAGGTGTTCTTTCTCCAAAATAAGAAGCTAGGAACAAACCATGCAGATGTACATAGTATTTTATAAATGTATAAGTTTTGTCTATTCGCTGCTCTTCCTGATCGTACCCTTCTTCATCCTCTACTACTTTCTGCTCTTGGTCTTTTGCAGCTACAGTCAATGTTATATTTGTCAAACCGGCACGATAAAGCATTGTCAATGCGGAAAGATAGTCCGATTCATCCCCATCTCTATTTATGAAAATCCCTTGGCTATCCGTTGTAAAATAGGCACACTCCCGACGTATAGCTTGGATATCTGTCGCAGATGGAACTCCATGCAAGAGAATAACAGGGGTATCTCCATACAATTTCAGAAACAAATCAAAATCCGATGTAAGTACACATGGTTCACCTTCACGACGTATCTCCTTGATTTGTTCAAGGCCATAGACACCCGATTTCATCTCCTCAATCTTTGGAATATCTTTCACATTCCGGACAACGTCACGTATCTTTCGCTCTATAATTTCTGTTGTAATCTCAAACTTAGCGGATATCTTCCTCACGTAGTTCAACCGCAAGGTTTCTGAAGAAATATAGGCAATTAAATTGCAGATCGTATTCAGTGCCTGCTCCTTAGATTCCGGATTTTCAAAGTCTTTTGCAAAAATATCCGCAAAGTAACTAGCAAAATCAGTTCTCCGATTCATCAGCCATTTCGCCGTATTTTCTTTTTCTTCAGAAGCTATATTATCAGGATCCTTTCCATAAGGCAGGAGAACACACTGTACAGTTAGTCCAGCCTTCAGGAGCAGCTCACAATTCCTAAGAGAAGCTTTTAATCCAGCATCATCAGGATCATAGACTAAAGTTATATCTTGAGTAAACCTAGATATCAACTTTACTTGTTCCGGAGTAAGTGCAGTCCCAGAGCCGGCAATCGTATTTTCGACACCTGAAGCATGCATTGATAGAACATCAAATTGCCCTTCTACCAAGTAGACATTATTCATTCTCCCAATGGCCCCACGTGCCTGTAATAGTCCAAATAGTTGCGTGCCCTTTTTAAAAACTGGAGTATCACCTGTATTATGATACTTACCTGCCTTTTCTTTAGGAATCACAAATCGACCAGAAAAGCCTGTTACATTTCCGTTCAGATCAAAGAAAGGGAACATTATTCGATCACGAAAGTTATCATAAACTCTCCCCTCTGCAGCTTTCTTCAGAACATCAACCTTTGTTAGCACTTCATCGGAATAGCCCGCTTTCAACATTTCTTGAGCAGCTAAATTACCTTCAGGAGCATAGCCGATCGCAAAATCTTTTATAACCTTATCCGTCAACCGGAATCCACGTTTATCGAGATAGTTTTGCGCCTCCGGCAGATGTTTTTGAAAAAAAATGACCGCTCCTTTCAGTGCGATCCGCATCGCTTCAAAATCTTTCGCTTTACGCACCTCCTCGTCGGTAAGCTCCCGATGTTCCAGTTCAATTCCTGCTTTCTTCGCACACCATTCAACGGCTTCAGCAAACGACATATTCTCATGTTCTTGGATAAAATTAATAACATCACCCTTATGATCGCAGACGAAGCATTTATAAGTTTGCCTATTTGGGCTAACGAACATTGAAGGATGACTGTCATTGTGAAATGGGCAAACACCAACGAAATTTGAGCCACTTCTTCTTAAGGAAACAAACTCCGAAATGACATCAACGATGTTCAGTGCTGATTTTATCCGGTCAATTTCTTCTTTACTTACCATAATTATTCTTCATTAAACATACTTAATTGCCTAGCCTCAAATGCCTCTTGGAGTGTAAGTCCAAAATATTCGGATAGCGCAATGTATTCTTGTTGTGTAACCTGCTTGCGGCCATAATAAATATCCCAAAACCGCATCTGATTAATGTTTACTTCGCGATAAAATTCCCTCGTTGGGGAAAAATTCTCCGGATGTCGGAACTTGAGACGCAACATCTCTTGTACTAAGTTCCGCTTCACCGTCTGGCCGATAACGATCTTCTTACGATGCATAAATAACTGAACAGCCAGCGGTGATCGACCAACGTATTCGGCCATTTCTTCCAATGTTTTCTTACCTGCGTTTTCCCGCACATAATTTTCTTCCTCTTGCTTCCATTTTCCGTTGTTCATACGATTCTTTCCTCCATACTTGGGTAAAATCTTCATTAAACTCATATTCCGGATGCCTGTATATATAAAGACAGCAGAATTTTATAAATAACTCCTGATTATCCGACGGTACCTCCAATACATCATAATACCTGTTGATCCCCAACTTATCAAGTGATGTATTCACTAGAGCTTCAAATTTGAAGAATTCTTCCGGACCTAGAAGAGACAAATATTGATATACCCAAATCCAATTTACAATTTTATATTTTTCTAAACTCTCTCTCATTACTACAGCATTTCTTTTTCTGTTTCCTTCAGCTTATTAAATTCCACAATTGTCTGTAAAGGAAGATCATATCTTCTTTGCCGGGTGTTAGATCGCAAAGAAAAGCATCGACCAACAGCATCCCATCGGAACTTCTTCTCTTCAATTATCGTTTGTCGGTTCCCGAATATGGTCACCTTCTTAGGGATCTTAACTCGTCCTTCAACTTTACGGACTTCCTGGGAGTCTTCGTATTGTATAATCTTATCAATTACATACCCACATGAGAGCATGGTCTGTTCGAAAATATCCTTTGTATGCATACTATATTTATTTAAGTATTGGTTCATCATATATTATATCGGGTGGAAAAGAATTAATGTCATTAGTAAATCTACTATTCCATTCTTTTTCGACATTAGAAATAGCTTCCAAAATCTTTCCTAAAAGAGCTGCTGGAATGTCATCACAGCATGGATCAATAAAAGATACAAATCCTTTCTCATCTATACGATACCGTACAAGAAGCCGCTTACGGTCATCTATTTGTTTCCTTCTGCTCATATTTAAACTTTTCATGAATAATTTTATTTTCTAAAAAAACTATCACCACTGATTGACCGTGCAGTATCATCACCACTTAACCGGATGTACCGGAAGAAGTTTTGCTCACTGCGATGTCCTGTTAATTTCATTATCTCAAACGTTTTCATACGTCCCGTTAAATACATGTTGGTTGCTGCACTCCTTCTTGCTGTGTGACTACTTATCAACTCCCATTTTTCACGAGTAACTGTAACCAACTTCCCGCCTTTGGTGAATGAGTAAGTAACTAGGTCATTTAGGCCAATTTCTTTCATTATAACCTTCAAATATTTATTGAAGTACTGAATACACAAACCGCAAGGAACCTGACCACCATACTTTGCGAATATCTCTTTTACATAATCATGTGCCGGAACCTTGACATCCACATTGGTTTTCTTTGTTCGGATCATAATATAGTTATTTATAAAGTTTTGACTTGTCAACCTTGAATAGTCGGAATAACGCAAAGCAGTAAGGCATCCCAATACAAACATATCTCTCATTCTCTCCTTTGCTTTCCGCTTATCCTGCCCTACAAACTTGTAATAGTATATCCTTGTAATCTCATTCATTGAAAGAAAGACCGCATTTGTAGGCTCACATTTCAAATCAATTTCATCATAGGTAACATCTACTGCATAATTGTATTGCGAAGCTCTACGAATAAGAGTCTGTATTTTTAGAATATATCCTACAATGGTATTATGTCGTAACCCGCAATCTTCAAGATAGACTATGAAATCATCAAGAAATTC